TCTAGTTTGTTCATTTTATTAGTTCCTTTTTTCCCTGCCCACTGGCTGTTCTTCGCCACCCTGTGCGGCAGGTGCGGCTGCAAATTCATCATCCATGTCCATTGTTGGTTCCATGTCTGGTTCATCCGCCATGTCAGCGTCCATGCCCATATCTCCCGCAGGTGCATCACCTGTTAGGATTCTTGTTGCGCCGTCTGCTGTCATACGATCGTTTTTCATTACATCCATTGTACTTTGTAGTGCTTGTGTCATCTGTGCCACAAACTGATCTGCAATGTCTGAACCCATTTCATCACGGATCTTATCAGCAACAGGCTGTAATTCTTCGTTAAGCATTTCACCAACATCTTGGATCATTGCATCATATTTGTCAACCATGCTTTTGGCAGCCATAACAAGTTCACTTGCTTCAACTGCGCCTTCTGTAACTACACTTTCGTCAGTTTTTTTCTTAGCATCTTTAGCAGCCTTTTTCATTGGCTCTGTTTTGTTTCCGTCTTTATCCAAATCTAAAAAGTCAGGCTTTGCTTTCTTTTCAGCAATATGCTTAGTAAGTGCTTCAAGAGCAAGTTTCATTTCATAATAACGTGTGCGGCTCTGTGCCTTTGCACCCATTGAACTTTCATAAATGTTCATCTGTGCAGACAAGTTTTTATGCAAACGCTTTGCTTTGTTTTCTGTGAGGTTATCTAAATCTAGTGCATAACCAAATACACGCTTTGCTAAATCATTTACTTTTTTAGCACTTGGTGCTGGTGTGAGTTCTTCAAGGTTCATGGTTCAATCCCTTTAATTCTTAATATACACTATTTATTAAAGTTCTACTGTTTTGAGTAGTTGTGTGAGTTTGCTATCAGCATCATATAGCAGTGGCATGTCTGCACTTATGCGATTGCTCATGGTAATTTTACGATTTGGTTTTGATCTGCGCAAATGATAGTGATAAAAGTCTATGTCTGTTTTAACTTTTTGTAGTTTTTGATCTAGTTCGCAAATTTGTTTTGCTTTTTGTGTATTGTTTTTAATTAAGCAAAGAGCATAACCCACTGCGCTCTTGCGTCTGTAAAAACTTTTGTCTTTGCATACCCATGTACCATATACACATTCAATAACATAGTCATTAACCTGCACTGTGCCATGTTCTAGTTTGCGTATTTTTATTTCTGGAGTAAAGTCGAGAAGATTGTTTATTCGATTACGAAGTTTTGCAGTTTCCAAGTTTGAAGACGATGTTGTCATTTTGTTTTTGCCTTATTAAGATAGATTTTTCTGTTAAGCGGCGTGCCACTTCCTGTTGTCTCTCTGTTAAATCTCTCTTACGCACAGGCTTTTCACTTATCTGTTCAATAAGTTCCTGTTCCTCCTGGGTAACAAATGTTTGTAACCCACTTGTAAATTCTACAAAACGCATTATTTCAAACTGCTTACGTTAACGTCAACTGTTGCACCTTTTGCTCCGCGGATCATGTTTGCCCGTTCTGCAGGTGTAAGTTCATCTGTAATCTGTATCATCCCGTTTGGTCCACTGGGATCTATTTTTTTATCAGCAAGGTTCATAGTAAATTGTATACGAGGATCGTTGGGATCTGCAAATGTTGCTGAAAATCCCTGTACGCCTACAAGTATATACTGTGCTTCATTTAGTTGTACAGTTGCACCTGTTTGCATTCCATACTGTGCTTCTAGTATTTTCATCTGCTTCTCTTGTTAAGTGCCGCTACACGTTTACTTGCTGGATTAACTCTTTTTGTTTTCTTTGCTTTGCGAGCCATTCTAGCACCTAACCTTGCTTTTGTCATTTTTAATTTTATTCTTTTTTTGATGTCTGGAGCAGCAAAGCACTGTGCTGGTGAACTTACAATACGACTTTTACGTTTGCCACTGGTGCAACGAAACTTGCGCACAACTTTGTTGCCGCGTTTTGCCCATGCCATGCCTTCTGTAAATTCAATTAATCTCATATAGTATTTATCAGTTACTGACTTAGTAACATAAAGAATAGTGTACCACAAGCCGCGACAAGTGCGCCTATGATAGCAGTACCCCAGGTGACGAGTTGTTTGTGTCTGTCTGCTTTCATAGACAGAATCATGTCTCGCATTTCAATCAGCGTTTGTTCAAATTTATCCATGCGAGAACTTAAATTTTTTAGTTCTCTATGCAAACCATTATACCTTTCAGAGCACAAGTCTACATGTGCTTCCAAAGACTCTTTTTCTAGTTCGGACATATCTTCTCACCTACCTTAGGGTGATGCTATGAATTATCTTTTAAATATGTGCCTAGTTAGTGTTTTATATGTGCCTAAAATTTTAGCATCAACACTATTTAGTATTTGGTAGGTGCAGGAAAAAACTGTATGTTTATGTATTCAGGATCTTGCGTATGGAATACACTGGGTTTAAGTTGTATTGTGTTATCCAATCCTGGTATTACAGGTATCATATCAAACGCTTCATGCAATCTGTCTAAATTTTCACCAAAAACATCTGCGTGTTCACTGCCAATAGCAAACATCCACATGTTTACATTTGGATTCATCATTATCATTTGAAATTTGTGCTTTTCACCAATCTTGTTATACAGTTCACTGTGAATGAAACCATCTTCTTTACTAAAACTGTGTAGTTCAGGTAGTTGTAAAACAATAGGCTGTGTCAGTATACCTACAGTTTGTAGAACTGTCTCCCAGTTACGCTGTTGATTGCGTGACTTTCCGTCACCTCGGGTAACACCAGTACATGTAATATCTACTAGGCTTACACCCCATACTGCACTGGGTATATCAAACACTGTTGCCATGTAGAGGATCCTTTTCTCGTAGATATAATCCTAGTTCAACTAGTTCTGCCTGACCTTTACACTCTATACAATCTACACTAGTGTAACCCATAAAATTTAAACACTGCAATCTGTTAGTACCCATGTATACACCCCAGATCATGCCATCTTCATTTACTTGAGGCGGGTTAATATGCTCCCACATAGATTGGTCACCTTTGCGTTTACGATAACTTGTATTCCACCATTCCAGTGTACACTTATAATACAGGATGGGATACCATAATCCGTCATCCATTATACGAGGAAGATCACGCCAATACCATCTATTATCTGCATGCCATCCCATGGGTGATAACTTGTCCAGTTCCACCCTATGTATTCCAGAATGGTCCTGCCATAGGCTATTACAGTGTCGCATAATATATGTATTTAACTCATAAAAAAAGCGGTGCTAAAAAACACCGCTTTTTATAAAATAGTTTATACTATCTTAGAATGTGTTTTCAAAGTAAGCAACGATTGCTGCTGTTACACCTGTTGAACCAACACCGTAGTCTGCGCCAACAGTTGGCACTGGGCCTTCTGCTAGAACGTGTACTACGTCTGATGCGCCAGCGTTAAAACCGCCTGTTGTGTCGTCACCGATACCGATAACTGTTGCAGTTGTTTGGATGTGCTGGATCGCTGCATCTAGTTCGTCTTGTGTCATGTTTGACTTTGATAGTGAGATAAGAGAAACCTGCTTATCACCACTGTATGTTTGTGCGTTGCGAACGCCTACGTTTAAATCAGCCATTTATCTGTTCCTTCGCTAAAATTATACTAGCTCAAAGCCAGGATCTGTTACGTCACTGCTTGAACAGTCTAGGCTGTTACCGCCAGCCGCTGTAAGTGTGCGAATTGCAGTTTGTAGTGTACTTGCTGTATAAGCACCTGCTGGGTAAATAGCAACACTGATTTGACCTGATGTGTCACCTTCTACTTGGTACATTTCAATGTTTGCACCACCGCTAGTGATTTTTTCAAAGATTGCTTCAACGCCTTCTTCAGGGTCTAGCTCATTGCGTAGATCTTCTACGTTACCTGATACGTCTTTAACAATAATTTTAAAGAAGTCAAGTTGTGGTCCATTAAGGATCACTGTTTCGTCTGCTGAGATTGCACCAGAACCTGCTGCGCCTCTGCCTTGATGGACAACGCCAAACGCTGAACCATGGGTACGGGTAATTTCCGCCATTTTTTATCTCCATTTGCAGGGAAAGTCTAATACCTGCTTACAAGTATTTATAAAAAAATACAGAAAATTAACCTGTTATGTTGCTTTTACCTATAGCATATCCAACAGCAAATGCGCCAGCGGCTTTTGCCCAAGTAGGAATCTTTTTATCACTAGGGATTAGTTTATTGTTCTTAACCATGCCCATGTACTGTTTGCTGATGTCACTGCGATACTTTCCATCTACACGTTGACTGTTAACCATTCTAGCACTTAGTGCAGTGCGCTCTCCGGGATTACTTCTACCATAGTCAGCACTTACACGTCTTGCGGCTTTGAGGAAACTACTGTCAATACCTAGTTGTTTTTGCTGACGCATAAGAAAAGTTCTATCCATTGCAGTACTGTCTCTACCAGAGATAATATCTCGAAGATAGCGTTTAAATCCGATTTCGTCAAATTGCACATTGCCTGATGCAGTTACGCCTGAATACTTTGTTGGATTGTTAATAATACTAGCAAGGTTATGTAGGTCGGTACCGCCCGCTTTTACACCATTAAAGTTCATAAACTTTAGTGTATCTTTGGCATACTTTTTAGCAAATGCAGGATTTTCAAAACGCATTTGTTGCAACATCAACAGTTGTTCAAAATAACTTTCTGCTATGTCATTCATGTTTCTGCCCATGGTGTCTCCACCTGTGCGTATGTAACGTGCTTCTGTAATCTCTTCTCTTATAAACTCAAACACCGGGTCTGTCCTTAAGGCTAACTACTTTTTTAGGCGGTCCTTTGCGGAATCCTGTGTAAAATACTGGTCCTGTATCCTTGCCACTTCCGTCACTTCCGCTTGTTGCTGTTTGACTTTGTCCTGCTGCGTTTGAAATAGAATCACCTGCTCCAGTAGTTTGATTTGCAAGTGCTGCTAATCCTGCACCTCTTACAATAGGTTTTTTAAGGAAATTCTTACTTTTCGTTGCAACTGTTGTTGCTGATGCGCCTGCTTTGCCTGTACCTGGTTTCTTTACAACGTCATCTGCTTTTTTAGTTGCTGCAGATGCCGCCGCTCCTGCTTTGCCTGTATCTGGTTGCTTTTTTGCTTTTTGTTTAATAATTGCAATATCTTTTTTTGCACCAGGTGTGTTTGGATTAATAACAGTTGGTTTTCCATCTACACCTGCAACTCTAGGCCCTTTTGGTGTTTGAATAACAGAACCAGGTTTAGGTGTAGTTGGCACTGCATCCGTTGCATCACCTTTTGGTGTTTGTGTAGTAGTATCAGGTTTAGGTTTAGTTTTTGTTACTGTATCTGTTGCATCCTTGGCCTTGTCTTTATGCTTCATTGCATTTTTAAAAACATTAAATCCTGCTTTGCCAGCACCATAAAGTCCAGCAACACCCTTTCCGATTGCACCACCCACTACTGCTATTGCTGCATCAGTACCTATTCTACGAGTTAATTCTTTTTTATCTATTTTACCTGTTTGATAATCTCGAATGTCTTTATAAGTTTCGTAGCCTTGCATACCAATACCCAGTGCAGTCAAACCACCAAGAACAAATGGAACAATTTCGTCTACTCTTTGACGTTCTGTTATGAACTCATTTGCTCTCATTACTTGCTCCAGTTCTTAACAGCATTGAAGTTTTGTTTACTAAACTCCATTCTGTCTACTAGTTTAACTGCACCACTGTCTTTACCAATAGCAACAAAGCCTTCTGGGTTTGTTACAGTATATCCAGTATCAGTGCGAATAAGTGACTTAATACTATCCACCTTATTCAATTTATTTATAAGCATATTTTTAAGTGCAATAATGTCTTTGTATACTGCTAGAGCACCTGCAATGCCTTCTATATTATCATTTACAAACTTATTTTGTGCTTGTATTTTTTCATTGCGTTTCTTTACTGCTGGTGATTCTGGATCTTGATTCTTTAGTTTAGCAATTTCTTTTTGTATATAATCTGTGTACCATTGTGTAAAGTCTGAGGCAAAACTTTGCGCATCATCAATTTGTGTGTCACCTCTGCGAATTCTAGCATTTACATATTGCATTAGCAGTGCATTGTATTCTCCGCTTACTGCAGTGAAGTCTGCACTTTTTAGTGCGCCAGCGGCTGCGTTTAGTCCACGAAGTATTTGTGCATTTTCACTTTTACTTAAACTTGCTTGTCCACTCAAGTCTTTGTATACAGCATCGTCTACCCAAACACTAGATATCTTGTTTAGTCCACTTACATCTGCGCCAAATGTAGCAGTCATTTCTGGTACACTATCGCCTGTGTAGGTTGTGTGGAATATAATGCCCATATCGCTTGCCGCAATACGCTTACCCAGTTTACTGTCTTTGGGCACTGCATATGTAATTGTGTTTGGTTGGAATACCCAACTTTCTTCACCGTCAATGTCAGCAGATTCTAGATCTGCTCGAGTATACATCATGTCGCCTTGTAGTACGCCTTGTATACCCAGTTTAGGTAACTGTTCTAGTGCTAGTGTGAGTTTGTCACGCAAGCCACCACTGTATCCGTATTTGTCTAGGTCTGCAGTGCTTTTTACAAGTTTACCTGTTTTGCTGAATACACCTTTAGTGCCAACAAAAAACTTGCCATCACTTGGATCAGTACCAGCAAATATAGCAGGAGCACCGTCCCACTTAACAGTAATATTGCCACTGTCGCTGCCATTTTCTAGCATGTCACGCACACTGTTAATATACTGTAGCGCACTCTGCGCACCGCTCTTGCCTTGAAGAAAAACCAAATCTTCAATGTGCTCAAGATGAGTATTTTTACCTTCTTGCGTAGCCTCGGCTACTATTTCTCTGAAGCGCATTTGCCTTCGTTGACCCGTCTAATACCTCGCACAAAACGCTTTGTATCCTGATGTTTAATACTGTTAATCAATCTACGCTCTAGATCGCCTGCAGTCTCAGTATCATAGTGTTTGTGCATTTCATTGATAAGATTAATTGCACTTTCTATTACATTTGTGGCACGACTTTCCATTACATGCTGTCTGTCTTTTTCAACAATCATGCTGTTAAGTTCGTGTAAGATGCTTCTAGTTTGTCTTTTCACATTCTTATCCTATCGTTTTTAGTATTTATCGGTTAAATACACTATTACATAATTGTAACTTGGAGGAGATACAATGTCAACTATAGAAAACCCTGGGTTGCACTTTGCAACTCTGGCTAAAATAGCCTATATGACACAGGCAGAGAGTAAGCCTACAGTTCATGAACTAGGATATACAAAGAGTGTTCTAGTAGATCACAAAGGCGCAGAATGTTTAATTGTTGAAAACAGTGAACGAGTTGTGCTTTGTTTTAGAGGAACAGAGCCTACAGAATTTTCAGATATCAAAGCAGACTTAAAAGCATGGAAACGTAAAAGTAAAACTTGGGGCATGGTACATGCTGGCTTTTATGAATATCTAGAGCGTATCTGGGAACAAGTACTAGCGTTTATAAACACTAAGTCTCGTAAAGACAAAGAACTTTATATTTGTGGACATAGCCTAGGCGGTGCAATGGCTGCACTTGCAGCAAGTCGATTGCAGGATAGATTAGTTGCTTGTTACACATATGGTCAACCTCGTGTAGGCGGGCGTGTATGGGCTAGTAAATGTACGTTTACACACTATAGATATGTAAACAATAACGACATTGTACCTCGTGTACCATTTGCTATTATGGGATTCCGTCACAGAGGTGAACTACGTTACATTAACTATTATGGCAACATTCGCAAAATGACAACGTGGCAAATTATCAAAGATGGCTGGCGTGGACGCATTCGTGCGTGGAGTAAACGTGAGTTCTTTGATGGTGCTAGAGATCACAGTATGGATCTTTATGAAGCAAAAATAGCCAAAAATTCATAAACCTTAATCGCCTCTTACTAAATAAAGTGTGACAGAAATGTCACACTTGGCACATAATAAAAGAATTTAGGCAAACAAGAGGCACACATGAAGTTACCTAAGGACGCGAAGGCTCAATTAGAAAGATTACTTGGCAGATTCATAAGGCATATTCCGGACTCCCCAGAGTATCATAACAGGCTTATCGAAGAACTAGAGATCATTCTCAAACTTCGCTTTGTCGACTACTTCCTCACAATTTGCGATGTACTGACGCTAACCCGTGACATTCCTCATATGACTCGTGGTTCAGCAGGGTCTAGTCTCGTCTGTTACCTACTGGGTATTACAGACGTGGATCCCATAAGATGGCAAATACCGGTGGCACGTTTCCTAAATCCTTTGAGAGATGATTTACCAGATGTGGACATAGACTTTCCACACTGGCAACAGAACGCTGTCATGCAACGTATATTTGCCCATTGGCCCGGGTATAGTGCAAGAATCAGTAACTATGTAACCTATAAGGAGCGTAGTGCTCGCAGAGAAGCGGCACGCCGTCTTGGCGCATCTGGTAAACTTCCTCGCAATTTCAAATACGAAGAATTAGATATAGATAGGAACGAAGCAATGAGAATCGAGAAAAAACTAATAGGCAAAAAAAGAGCAATATCAAAACACTGCGGTGGAGTACTTGTGTTCAAACACAAACTACCAAAAAGTCTAGTAAACGCAGACAACCAAATACTGCTAGACAAACACGAAGTTGAGGACTTAGAACACCTTAAAATTGACATCCTTGCTAATAGAGGACTTAGTCAACTTATGGAGATAGATCCGGATACTCCACTAGAAGCATATCCGGAGCAGGATTACGAAACAGAACAGTTACTATGTAGTGGCAACGTTATTGGTGTAACACAAGCAGAGTCGCCAGCAATGCGCAGACTATTTCGTGCTATACAACCAAAGTCAAAAGCAGACTGCGTGTTTGCTACTGCACTTATTAGACCTGTTGCTACTACAGGCAGACAAAAAGCCGCGTTCTTTCAAGACTGGACAGAACAGCGTCTAGAGGATACTATTGTATATGAAGATGATGCTATTCGTAAAATAGCAAAATTAATTGACTGCGATATGTATGAAGCAGATATGTATCGTCGTGCGTTTGCAAAACGTGACGAAGAAAAGGTTATGCAGTTCATGGAGAAGATGGGAGAGAGCGAGAATCGAGAGCAGATCATAAACGAACTTTATGGTCTGGGTAACTTTGGGTTGTGCAGAGCACACGCCGTAAATCTAGGAAGGCTTATATGGGCACTGGCGTATCAAAAGGCTCACAACCCAAAGGCTTTCTGGGCCGCGGCACTTAAACACTGTCAAGGCAGTTGGCGTCGTTGGGTACATAAAACAGAAGCAAAACTTGCAGGTTGGGATCTACGTGAACTAGGATTTCCCAATGGCATAACAGAAACTCCACAGCAACAATACAAACGCTATGGTTACTGGACACAACCAGAGTTTATGCCCAATATGTTTGTACAAGAGACTTGGGGTGACAGAGTAAACTTTGCAGGATTAGTTGCTAATGGGCGTGTGTTTAAAGGTGCAGAAGGAAAGTACGTTACGTTTGTA